GCACTGCCAAGTGCAATCTCCCTGGCAAGTCCGCCGAAAAGACGGACGCCACGAGACTGGGTTTCCCCCCTGAGTAGTTAACTCAGTGGAAGAACCTTGGTCTCTCCCACTAGGCCATACTGGCCCAATCGGTCCTTAGTAGGGCCGACTCCACCTCAGCTTTGTGTCGACGCGCTGAGGGCGTCCAGAACGCTCCAAGTGATCGTCGGTCATCGTAGGGGTGGCTAAGACCCTACTAAGCCATGGATTCTCTCTCATTACGAGAGAGATTCCAGACTGGTCGGGAGGGAGCCAGGGCATTTCTGTCCTTAGAGCTCCCTGCTCCAACCTCAACAAACACTTGAGGAGGGCAGCAGTGTCACCAAGAGGATCTCTTGGTGCTTTGGCCTGCACAACAAACCCCTTAACCAAAGGGGTTTGCAGGTCTGGGTGGTATCTCTCAGGTTTTACCCCGAGAGAACAAACCCTGCCCAATATTGAGGACGTTGGTTCGACGTTCGGAAAGGCCGACAAGAGCTTTCCGATACGATCGTCCAACCACTTGCAGGTTCTCCAGTAACCACTCATATAGAGTTGGTTCCGGAGGCTTACAAGCGAAATGACCTCAATAGCATCCTGCCGTTGTGTCGGAAACGCTTGCCGGACACGTGTTATACTAACATCGTGCCCATTAAAGTACTCCCGACCACAAGACTCTCTGAACTTTCCAGTCCAGAAAGACTTGTCCAGACCAACTCGAGCACCGAAATGCTCAAGCGTCTGTACAACGGACAGCACATGATCTGCGGGAACGATCAAATCGTCCCCGTAGACGCGCACCGAACCGGCGAGACGTTTTACGTCTCGCCGTGAAAGCGATGCGTTGAGCGACCTCTGAATTCCAACGAAGATCAATGTTGTAAAAACCATTGCTTCGACTGGAAAGCAGAGCGCTGAACCCATAGACGCAAACTTGGAGAGTCTTATTACAGACCCGCCAGGTAAGACAGCCCGTCTAGAACGTGTTGACTCGACGGCCTCTTTCAAATAAGGCCACCGATCCAACATCGCACGGACGAGCTGATTGGAGACACGATCGGAAGCGTCACTCAAATCGAGTGTCGCGGTTCGGTTATCAATCGAACCTTGTCGCGCTAAGGCCTGATTAGGGCCCTGGTCGTCAAATCCGATCAAACTTCTCAGGAGGTTATCCCTGTAGAAGTTCTTAAGGAAGCTAGAGAGCACAGCTTGCTGCATATACTGCATGCAAGTTGGCTCCATAGCAATTACCCTGGGTGTCTTCAACGTCTTAGGAACCAAAGTGACTTTAACAGGCACTTCGGAACCGGGTTCGAGGATGTCAACCTGCTCCAACTCCCGAAAATATCGGAAATTGGGGATAAGATTCTCCCCGCAAGGGAAGATCTTCTCCAGGCGACTGGTCCAGACTGCTTGGCGGTACTTTCCGTTTCCGGAAAGACCGTCAGCAGTAGATCCTGGACCATGCTTAGGGAGCACTGAACCATAGTAGATCTCTCGATCCACCTTGGTAAACAGACTCTCAAACAGCAAGTTTGACATAGTAGTGAACTCTCTGAGATCTCTCTCATCGAGTTCACGATCAAACTGTCTGACATCCTGCTCACACTTGATGTAATTCTGCACAGCAGCAACTCGACGCTCTTTCGAGCAATCGAGCTGCATCTTACCGAACGCCAGTGTTAATTGGCGTAAGGCATAGATTGAATCTATGCAGGGATCATCAAGCAACGCACCACTAGACCGGTCGAACACACGGTTGAAGAAACCTCCGAGAAATCGGGGGAGACTTCCCCCACGTTTGTTACCAAACGCGGGGTGGATACCGGCCTGACCCTGGTCGAGCCATTTTTGGATGGCCTTCCCAAAATCAGGCAGAGTTATCGTCAAAAACGATAACCCCTCATGTTCGATCCGACCCGAGACGGTATTAATGTCTCGGGTGGCGCTAGTGCAACACAAGCTAGCTGATTCCTCAGCTAGCTGGGACCAGAGTGACATCAGGCTTTTCACCTGTCCTCTTTGCAGAGGTACACCTCCTATATAGGGGGTTCAGGATCCATAGCCTATGTCGCCTACAGCTGACCGCTTCCGTTTGCACGGACGCGCAACCGCATACGCCAATCTGCGAGGATTAAATCCTCACAGTGGGCATTAAGGATTACCACCCATTGTCTGCGAGAGAAGCGATAGCCATGACTTTCAAGACATGGCCTCACTTCTTCAACAAACATAGTGGCGGGAACATGATTGAGGAGCAGACTTCTTACGTTTTGCAAGAAGGCTGGCCCCCCAAACGTGCCCCAATCGGGTTCTATCCCGAATTCATCCATATGCCCCCTTGGGTATACAGTTGTACAACGTCAGCTACCACGGAGTGAACGTCTCACGACGAACAGCCTAGACAGGGGTTGTAGACGTCTTAGTTACCCAACAATTGTTGGATAATGCCGACATCGACAACCTCCTGAAGTGATGTGTGGATCAAATCCGCGAGAACGACCACAAGGAGGACGGTTTTATAGCCGACCTTCAAGTGGACTTCAAGCGAATTCAATTCGTCCATCTGGCGAAGAGGACGTGTGATTCTACTAGACTTACGGGATTCCTCCCTACGGTCCGTAGAACCAACACGAGCCTCCTCCTCGCTACGACTCACCGCCAAGAAGCTTGGAGATGAGCGCATCCGAAGATGCGGTGTACTGGGTTTTGAAACCCGCGTATACCGCGAGTGCCTCAGCGGCCGTATAGCCGGCCTTCGGAAGGTCAAAGACCATGTAAACTGACATGGCTACCTTGACGTTTTCCGTCGGTCGGTACGGATCTGAGGACATCTTCGCATGGTCGAGCCGCAATAGCCGGCGATCCCGCTTCCCGTAGGAATGCGAGGCCGTCAGCTTAACAAGGCCGTCGCCACTGGTGTATTCCGACTCATCCTCACCCACACTTGTGCGGGGGAGGGCGATCGGAACCGCCGAAATGGTAACGGTCTGCGGATCGGCAAATGACATAGGCATCACTCCTAGGGCCCGGTTCTCGGACCCCACTGGCGTTTTGACGAATGCAATACTAATACGTCAAGACTTGGTAATACCAAGACTCGCCGCAATGGCAAGTTGGCGTGGTGACAAACCACTCCAGGTCAAGCCAAAACCAAAGGGGCTTGCCTTTTGCCTTAGCTTCGTTTCAGTAACGAAGCTAATGACATCAGGTCTCACATCCGACATCTGTAAATTTGTCGGGCCTGAGAAGGTATAGGTGTCCCTTATGAAACTATGTTCCATAAGGTAACCATACCGCAAGACCAGGCCATCATCGGCCCAGCTCTGGAGATTAGAAACAACATCCCCAGCGCTAGAGAACCAATCAACGGCCCAGGACCACGGAACGAGTTCCCAGATAGTCTCTAGGGACGGTGTAAGACCGAGTGTCATATCGGCCTTTTGTAGAGCGTCTGCATACCCACGAAGTATCTTCAAGGACTTATCGTCCTTGGGATACGGGTAGGTAAATGCTCCGCTAAACCACCGTCTACGAACTGTCTTACGAGTTCGAATCGTCGTCCCAGTAGCCGAAACACCTTGTTGGAACAGTCCCGAGGGAGAACCTACCCACGGTACTGCATTTTCATTCCATTTAAGGTATGTTTCGGTAACCTCAACAGGAAACCTAAATTGCCGGCGGACATTCCTGCCCGCATCACGCTCCCACTGCTTAAGAACAGTGGCAGTGTGTGCTACATCGTAGAAAAACTTTCCTACGTCTGTAGCAATAGGTCGCAACGCGAATTCGAAGTCAAGGTGCATATCCGCTAATCTCTTAGCGTTTATAGCACCATCCCGCCAAAAGTTGGAAACCACTTCTGGTATTCCATCTTTGACGAGCTCCGCAATAAACGTCGCGACATCGGCAACTTGGTTGGTGGGCTTACAAGAAGCTATGGCCATTGCACCATACGCATTCAAGCTCGATGAAGAGCTTGATGAATATGGCGGCCATACCGAACTTGTAGCGGAAATTCCGGAAGGTAGACAAGCACCGGTGTAAACATCGGTTACCTTGGGCCACCCTCCAGATCCGACCGTATTCCCTCTCAGATTAAATGTGGAGATATTAGTCTCCACAAATCGTCTTTGAGAGAAGAACGGCCCACCGTAATCACCTTTCCCCGCCTTACGGCGGTGAAAGTTATGATTACTCGACACAGTCTTCTGTGTCCCATCCCAAGCAGGGAACGGCCAAGGTGTAGCGGTGCGGGAAGTAACTACCTGCCCCGATTCCACCTTGGAACTGCGGACCTTATACGTATTCGGCCCCTTTGTAGGGATCGAGCGTATTCGGGTCCCTTCGGACCCATTGGGCATGACTGTTGAGACCTCCTTTGGTCCCCTGAGGGTTATCCCTCAGATTATCACCAACACTCCCTTACGGGAACATAGGTGATATTAGCGTTGCACTGCGCCGAGTGGCCCCCTCCGGGGGCC